TTTTTTACCTGTAGAAATTACGTCTCCATGGTGCCCATCTGAAGCAGCCATAATTAAGTTTTCTTGTGCAGGGGTAAGAGTCATACTACCTATAAGTACTTTTACTAAGTCTTTTTTAGCTTGTGTAATAGCTTTTGATATTGTGCCACCTTGCTCAAAACCCGCGACTCGTGGTAAGCTTGTAATTACTAAACTATTTTTTTCAATATTAATTGCGTGAGCTGCACCACCTTTACCACCACCTGCTCTACCTCTTATATAGTTTCTAATACCTTTTGTAAATGCTCTGTACCCTCTTGCTGTTGATACAGTGGAACCTGTTATATGCTTTACTTCATTTACGTATTCTATAACTAATTCTCTTCTAAAAATTATTTGTTCTACTTTATTTTTACTTAAATCTCTTCTTGCTATTCCAGTAATTCTATTCCCGATTAACTGATTAAGCTTATTTTGTACATCCGTCTTCATTAAATAACAACTCTATATAAATCCAGTACTCTTTTTATATGGTCTGGAAAATCTGAACTTTCTCTAATTCCTGAAGTTCCTTGGTTTTGTGTTGTAGCACCGCCTAATGTTCTTCTTTCTTTATGTTCATCTCTTATATAGTAGTTTACTAAGTCAAATAATGCTAGTTGTAAATCTTTTGGAGTAGAAGCATATCCAGCATTATATGTTATTTTTACTGCTCCTAAACCTTTTGGCCACGCTATACGTGCGCCTTGTTCATTAGTTCTTACTATTGCATCTCCTTCTGTATCAACATAGTACTGGTACTTAGCTGTTGTTAAAGTCTGGTATGCTTCTGAATAAGTTGTTCTTTCTTCTACACTATCAACTGTGACTAACGGACTTTCACTCAGAATTATGGTGCTTGTGTGCGTGTCGTCAATGTTAAAAGTTTCTACTTTATTTGTAGTGAAGTAATCTATAAATGATATTCCACAATACTTTTTAACTAAATCAGATACCTGTGGTACTATAACAGCAAGACGATCATCATCCTTCTCCCCACGAAGGCCTTCTGCGTCTTTATATTCGTTTACTGTTATTAAGTCTGCCATAGTTAAAAAGGGTGGGTTATAGGTAACCCACCAAAAACCGTATTTTAGGTATTAAGCACCTTTGTAAGCAAATGCCCACTTAGAAGTTGCACTGTCAATTAAGTCAGTGAATCCTAATCTCTGAGAAGCCACTAGGACTCTTCTTTGATTAGCTACTTCGTAGTCAGATTCTATAGTAACGCCTCTTAATCTTGGCATTACATAGTTTCTTGGGTATACTGCGATAGCACCGTATTTGCCAGCTGCTTTAGTAGCAAATTCGTCACACATGATTACTCTTGATCCAAATACTTGTCCAATTTCACCACTTAGCTTAGTAGCCATGTCGCCAACTAGGTTAGCGTCTTGGAACTCAGCATCTTCTAGTAAGTTATAATACACATCTTGTGATACGATATATACAACTTCTGAAGGGTTGATTCCATATTTACCCATATTCTTTCTCATTCCGAGTAAGTCTGCTGCAGTAACTGCGTCACTTGCTGCGAAACCTGATGCACCGTCTGAAGTTTCGTGATTGTCTGAATCAGCTGCTGCTAATAGACCTTCAAAAGCACCTGAACCGTAAACACCATTGTCATGGTTTCCAGCTAAGATAGCATTTTCAATACTTCTTGCGTGTGATCTTACCATTGACTCTCTAATTAAAGGAAGGATTGGCATGATCGCATCTTCTTCAGTTTCATTACCTAAGTATGATTGTGAAATAAGCTTGACTGTATTTAAAGTTCTTTCAGTCAAATTAACACCAGTATACGGTGAGCCTAAAGTATCTCCTCTAGTCTCTAAGTTACCGTGAGGTGATGAACCTGATGCTGTTTGAGCTGAAGCAAATTCAGCATAACCAGCGTCTGGTAAGATTGGGATAATCATGTTAGCAGAAGTCATAGCGATTTCTCTAAATAGAGGTGCTAAGACTAATTCATTTTGAATATCTCTTTCTATGTTTGTTGAAACGATTTGCTCGAAATCAGCTGAAGATACTTGAGTACCTGAGTGCTCGTTCACTTTTTGCATAATTGATTTTGAGTAGTCATTGTCCCATCCTTTACCAGTAGCTAAACCAGCAAATTTTGCGTCAATAATATCGTTTTCGAAGTCTTTCTTCCAGTCGCCGCCGTTACCTTTAGCAAAAGTTCTTTTGGACTCACGAATGCTCATGATTTCCTCTGATTTTTCTGCTAGTTGTTTTTCTAGGCTGTCGACTACTGTTTTCAAGTCTTCATTTTTTTCGTTAACTCTAGCTTCTAGGTCGTTCATTAGCTTTTCAGCTCCTGTCAAACCAGCTTCCACTATAGTTCTTGTTTCTTCCTGTTTAGCTTCTTGAACAGCTTTTTCTTCAGCCTCAACTTGAATTGCTTCTTGTTGTGCTTTTTCTTCTGCTGCCTTTGCTTCGGCTTGCTTCATAGCAATTTTAGTCGCAGTATCTTCTGCTACTTTTTTTGCAAATGCTTCAAGGTCGATTGAAGTTTCAGGAGATCTTTTCTCTTCTGACATATCAGTCTCCGTTGATGAGGATTTCTCCTCGCTTGGCTGCTCAATTTTAACAGCGTCTGCTGCTGCGGTTGAGTTAGCCTGTAAAATTTCTTTTTGGTACTTTCTGTACTCGTCCATACTATCAAATGACTTTGCTAGTCCAAAGGTTGCCCCCTGGTTGCAAGGTACTGATACTACAGAAACTTCAAAAAGTTCCGCGTCTTTTATTTTATATCCATCGGTTTCAGTCATATATTCAGAATCTTTGCATCTGAATCCAACTGAAAATGCTCCGAGAACACCGTCTTTTACTAATTGAGTAATATCGCCGGCTGCTTTTGATATCTTTGCAGATATTTCTAAGCCTTTATCCGTTACTTCTAAACCAGTGGCTCTGCCAATTGGTTTATTATAGTCATGGTTAAAAAGAATAATTGGATTACCTTTAAAGTTTTCCAATCCACCTTTCATCCATGCTTCCGTTTCGATAATATCTCCAGCTCTATCTAGTCCGTTTGTACTTGCAGAACCTTTTATATTAATTCCACCATCTTCAGTTTCACCTAAAGATTTAAAAGTGCTAGTCCATTGATATACTCTTTCGTTATTTTTTGACATCTTTAACTTCCTTTTTAACAGTTACTTTCTTAGGAGCTACCTTTTTAGGAGTTACCTTCTTAGGTGCTTCTTTTACTGCTACTTGGACAGGATATCTCTTTTTTACAACTGCACATACTCTATTCCAAGATCCAAATGCTCTTCTAAGCATAAAGTCTTTAACAGGTACGTCGTTGCCAAAACTTTTATATGTTACTAAGTCCATTGTTTCAACGCCTTTGCTGGCTATAAAATCGGACAAAGCCTTTACCATCATGTCTTTTGTCATAATTATTCTTCCTCGCTTGGCGCGGCCTCTTGAGGTCTGCCGCCTTCTTCTGGATTTGAGGCTGAACCTGCGATATTCGCAGGAACTCTTGGCTGATCAAATCCTGTGATTTCTTCAAGTCTTAGTGCCTCCCTTGCTTCATTCGGTGTCATAATACCAGAATTAACTAGAGTAGCAAAATAACTTGCTTGGTCTCTTAACTCTGGCTGTAAAGCAGGAATACCTGCAATATTTTCATCAAGTTTGAAACCGAAGTATCTCTCGAAAGCATACTTAATCTTATTTGTGATTGGTAGTATGGTTTCTAAGTAATACAATCTGTGATTTGGCCTAATGTTAGCATTATTGCCACTATCCATCAAGATTGGTGGTATACCTAACGCTTCAAGAATAATCTTTTCATTAGAGGCTATGCCTTCTTGAAAGTCTAAATTCTTAAAATTAATTTCCGTTAAGTTTTCCACTTCTAAACCACCGTCTAAAAACAATGGTCTCCTTCCACCTGACTGAGGATTGTATCTAGCAACCCAAGCCTGTAACATTCTTTCTTTGATTTTCTCGGAAAGAGTGTTTGGTGACTTCAGTACCAATCCTGGTACTGCTCCGTTTTTAAAGAAGTTATCCTGAAAGTTTCTCATACTTGCTAACAACTGCATAGTTCTTAGTGCTGGTTTGAGTCTAGGTACTCCTCTATAAATAGAGTTAAAACTGTTTTCTTTAATATGTATAATTTCTGAAGGTTTGTAATCTATAGTGTTATCGTATGAAAACTTTTCAATATAAGTATTATCATCACTATGTATGGTTACATGCTCCGCTGGAAGATGATAAAGATGTCTACCATCATAATAAACAAATATATTTCCATCAATTAGTAAGTCTATTAAGAGATTTCTTTTAAATGTGCTTACATCTTGAAATGGATTTGGTTCTTTGTTTAACAGTAGGTCGACTCTAGTTCTTCTAACTTCTTTCTTAACAGGCGTTATGCCTTGAATCTTCTCACCAACATCAAAAGGTACTTCAGCAGAATCATCAACAATCATGTTGACTGCTCTATTTACTACTTCTAGTTGTTCGTAAGCGTTTCTATATGTATGGATTCTTTCGCGACTATCAATTGTTAGGCCTTGGTCGCGAGATATAACATACTGCGCAGGATTTTCTTTAACCTCTTCGCTTCTGCCTATAAATCTATCATACCATGCCATATTTGTCTCTCTGTATCTCCACCCATCTTTGTTGTCTTGTTGCTGTCATTAATTTGGGTCGTTTTCCGTATATTGTATGCAATCTCATGTGATGCATATGACATAAAGTAACAGCTTGGTTATATACTTCGTCATAATTTTCTTTTATGAAAGTTTCACGAAGTGCTAGTATTTCTTCTTCAGTTTTTATGGTGATGTTTTGTTTTTTCATCCACCATTCTAGTAACTCAGTTAATCCGTTGTAGTGATGAAAGTCCAGATTCTCTGTACTTCCACAAATGTAACAATCCGTTCCTTTTTTATATTTAGACTTGGCCTTGTCACGAACATATTTAACTAAATCTCTTCTTAAAGTCATAAACCTACTCGTATAATAGAATTATATCGTAATTTTAAACTCATGTCAAGAACTATTTTTGATAGGTATAATTAGAATGTAGTGGCGCTTGTTTCAAACGAATATATTGCATATCGTAGCGCGTCTGCCATGTGAGAAGCATAGTTATGTTTAGGTTTTTCTCTTAATAAATTAGGATTAGGATCCCACTGATATTGGTCTAAACATAATAAAGACTCTTTACATCCTTGATGCACGAATAATTGATTGTTGTCTACTACAGTAGCCACACATCCTATACCATCTAGTACTGACTTTTTGGCATTAATAGTGGAAATGTCATAGTTTTGTGCAAAATCGAATCGTGTTTGTTGAGCAGCAGAGTCAATGTAGATATAATCTATATCCCATTTTTGTATTAATTTTTGTATTTCTATTGCGTGTTGTTCTGTTGTTCTTTCAGAGTCTAAATATTCATCTACTAAGTAGAATTTTTGCGCATCCCAGTCATATGCAATAACGCAGAAGGCAGTTGGATCTTTGTACCCTACGTCCATTCCTGCAAATATGTCCATCCTTCTAGTTTCTAGTTCGGATAAGTCCATAATTTGAGTTTCATGGTCAAATGCCCATACTTGTCCTTCAAATACATTAAAGTCAGCCATATATTCTTGGTTGAACTCAGCTTCTGACATAGTTCTTTTAGCTTCTGTTATATCAGACTCTGATAATCGTGGATTTTCGTGGTAAGTTGCCCTAACAGACGCCCATTCTGGAAACTCATCACTGAATCCTCTGTGCCAAAACTCTGCAAACCAGTTATTTCTACCCCTTGGAGTAGATATAAAGATTGCTTTAGAGTTTGCTTTGTCTAATGTAGGCCTGAGCGCAACATTGAAAGCATCCTTGCCGTCAACAAGGGCTGCTTCGTCGAATATGATGAGATCATAAGACCTACCCACAACCGAATCCACTTGGTTAACAGAACCCATACGTATTGTAGAGCCGTTTGAAAGCTCAATAACTTTATCTTTTGCATTATCTCGAGTAACTTCTAAATCGAAGTGCTTTATTAATTGTCTTTGTAATTCAAAAGAAATTTGAGACAATGAATAGTTAGGGGACATCAGTAGTACATTAGAACCTGGTACTAAAGTTATTAATTGACCTATTATGTTTGCAATATAAGTTTTACCTTGTCTACGAGAAATCGCAGCACAAACAAAACGGTACTTAGGATTGTTGATAGCATTGATTAATGCTGTCTGGGAACTATTTGGATTAACTCCAAGCAACTCCATATAACTATCTATAGGTAGTTTTATGAATTTGTTTTCATCAAAAGACATTAACTCATTGCTGAGTATATCTTTTCTACTTAATGTTATCAATGTATAGTCTCATTAAAAAATGTTAATAGTTCATCGGTCTCATCTAAAAGACCTGCATCTGCGGCTTTTTCGTAAAGATATAAAAAGGAGGCTGACATCTGTTTTAAATTCTTCTCTGCAGATGATAGTTGGCGTTGTTCTTCGACACTTAACATTTTGCTTAAAAATTTATGTGCATGGATTTGACTTTCATCTAACCATACCTTTCTTCCGTCAGTAGTGGGTATACCCATATTATCTCCTTTTTACCATTTAACTTTATTTGCCCAATAAGCTGCTGACATTTTGCCTCTAGCAATATTCCTTCTATGTCTAGCTTTAAAACTCTTACGTTTCATTTTCATTCTACGAGACTCTCCAGCTTTTGGTTTCCCTGCTGTCTTAGCTCCTTTCTGTCCAAAACGAATAGTTTTTATTTTACTTCCAACTTTTGCCACCACTATGTGTGACTTAGTTTTATGTCCAGGTGTTCGTTTGGGCTTATTGAATCCTCTTACACCTGCTCTTTTTAGCCGGGGGTCACGTTTACGTGGCATGATTATCTCCTTCTAGGTAATATTCTTCCCGCTGTTCGTTTGCCAAATCTTGCTGACTTAGGTTTGACTGTTTTGCCAAATCTTGGTCCGATTGCTTTTGGGGCTGCACCATAAAAACCTGCTGCACTAGACATAGGGCTTTTTGTATTAACAAAAGTTCCTGCTGCTGAGTTTAAGTCTCTGGTGAGTCCTCTTTTTAGTTTATGTTTACGAATCTTCTGAGTACCATGTACACCAGTAGGTCCGCTTAAAAATGATCCTGTTCTAGCCATTTCTATCTCCTATAAGCTTTTTTAATTGCTTATCTCGAAAAACACACTCCTGCATAGTTGCGTAATTTTTCAGTTTTATTAGATTAGTAAGTGTTCGACGTCTTTTTATTATAAGAGCCGCTACTGATATCTCAATCTGTGCTAACCTTTGTGTCATCTCAAACTTTTGGTCAAGTGCACGATTGGTCATCTTACTTTCTCCTTATTAATTTTTGTCCTATGAAAAGCTCCAAGATACTAGTGAATATCTTGTCCCTTTTGTTATTTTTGTAACACCATGAACTGGACTAGTAGTCCCAACTTCTTGAGGTATTGTATTGCCATCTGCAATAAAATCTCCTCCTTCGTAATCATCATTTAGTGGTATTACTACTACTTTCTCTGACTTTAAATTTGTGTTTGGTTTCCAGTAATTGCTCAGACACATCCATTGGGAGTCTCTGTGCGCCGAAACGTGATCTCCAGCTTCATACTTAATAAGTTTACATGTGTACACAGGGTTACCTTCCCATGTATCAAATACAGGGTCGATCTCTGAAAATTTAATCTTACGAAACTTTTCTAATACTCCTCTACCTTCTGTTCTACTGAGTATTGTTTCTTTGTCTGAAAACTGGTCTTGTTTTTGTAAGTCTCTTCTTAACTCATCTACTATATAATTCGTACCAGATGCTATAATTTTTTCACACTCTTCTTTTGTTAGTACATTTGGTACTATTCTAGGTGGTGTTGTTACTTGGTAATACTTCATCGTTTTTTCCTTCTAGTGGTTCTTTTTCTTTTTACAAAAGTAGATACATTTCTTGGTTTGCCTCCAGGATTACCTGCTCTTCTCTTTCTAGTAACTGCTGATCTTTTTTGTGCTGCAGTCATTCTTCGTGCTTTACTTGCTGGTACACACTTGGGATATCCTCCCTTACTTCGTGCAGATTTTCTTCCACATGGTGGGTGTCCTCCACCTTTTCTTTTACGAGAAATGTCTACCCATCCCTCTTTAAACCATTTAGTTAGTCCGCCTTTAGGTTTCGCCATGGTCATGCTCTACATCACCACTTACTAAATAATTGGCTGCTTGAACAAGTTCATGTTCAGATACTGCTATCTTATTTGTCCACCATGTTTCTAGAGACATTTCTTCTTTTCCTTCGAGACCGTCTAGAATCATTTGACAATGACTAATTATAACCTTGCAACTTGTTATTGCAGAGGCAGCATCAGTATGTCCGCCTTTAATTATAATTTTTCCATCTCTTAATATTGCTTTCATTACTTTCTCTTTCTCCCAGTACCCATTCGATACCTTCCGCCTTTGGCTTTGTAAGTTTTTACTAACCATCCATTGGCATACGCTGATGGATATACCTTAAACTTTCTCTTTGCTTGTGCTTTTACTCTAGCATAAAGAGTTGGGTTTGTAGGTACTGGTCTTTTCTTAGCCTTTTTTCTTTTTCTTGCCATTGAATCTCCTCAATGCATAGTGGGCGTTTCAGCCCACTATACCCCCGAAATGTTATTTGTCTTTAGCTTTACCAACATTTAAGGCAAACCAGTCTACTAACTTGTAGACTTTCTTCATCCAACCGTCGTCTATAGGGGTTGGAGTCAAAGCTGCTATTAGAGAACAGATCATTACCACTGTAGGTAAGACTGCTATCCAAGCTGTTAACCATTCAAAGAATCCTAACATACTTATCTCCTATCGTACTATAAAGTACTCCTTGCGATTTATACGCGGTTTATCCTAGTAGCCTTGGCCACTACGATTATCGTTTAGCGTATTTAAAGTTCCTCGCCAAAACGACTGCTTATCAACTTTATTGCCGTGGCTAAAAAACCATGGAAGTCCAGTTACATAAGTATTTAAGATCCTCTCAAGTCTTGTTTTATTATTTATTTTTACAGTGTATCTATAAAGGTTTTTAGTACTGAAATCTACACAGTATAAACCTCCAAAGAGTGCGTTATTATTTTCTAGTTTTCTTGCTTCGTTTAAATCTTTTACGCATATAGTATTAAAAGTATCTAATCCATATTGGAATTTGCGTACACTATTAGTGGTGTCTCGAGTGATCGTTATTACTTCATCTTGAACGCTAATTGTGTGTGCATCTGCCCAAATACAGAATGGTTGTAATCCTATAGAACTAAAAGTAGCTCTGCCTTCTTCTTCTAGTCTATCCCAAGTTTCTTTTTTAAATAATCTAGTATTGCCTCTTCGAGAAAATATATCCCCATAGTAAACAGGCACTTCCCTATCAGTTGGAACTGCGTTATCGTTTTCCCAGGCTCTATGTATTTCGTATGGTGTTTTTTGCATAATTCTTTGTTAAAGGGCGGACTGGAGACCCCTCGATATTTTTCCGTGTCATGATATAATATCATGCTCTTTAGCTTAGTATAAGGTCATCCAGTCCTAAATTGTTGATCACCTCCTCAGGTTAAAACTTTGGTTACTTTTTCTTCTTTCCGCCTTTTTTCTTCTTCTTCTTCTTCTTGCCCATTCCATAATGTCCTGGCATACTTTTTCTCCTAAGTCCAACGAGGTGGCTCGTCTGGACACTCAGCCCATCTTAATTTAGTCTTGAGGGGCATAAAACAATGACATATTGTACAGGTTTTCCAAAACTTGTTATAGTATGGACACTCCTGACATATCTTTAGTCGTTCTTCGTGTGTCTTCTTATTCGTTGAAGTCTGCGTGGTAATTCGTTCCATATTCATTTAACTTGTTTATCCACCAGTCTTTCTCATGCAGACTAACATGAAAGTTAGTTCCGTCTTTAAATTTTTTAATTGCAGGTTTAGTATCTATGTGAAAATACACAAAGTTTCCTAAAAAGAATAACTGGTACAATACTTCATCAATTTCTTCTGCCAGTACATGTTCCATCACATCTACACATAGTACTAGATCGAAGTACTTGCTACCATATCCTGCTAGTTTACTGTACTCTTTTACGTAAGGGTCATATAGTGTTGGCATATTAATACCCCACTCATGATGTACACTATCGTGAGTATAGTGCCATGCTTTACCACATCCGTAATCTAAGGTAGTAATAGGTTTTACTTTATCTATTACTTGTTTAATACTTTCTTTATTCTTAATGGTTGTTTTACCCGCCATTGTAGTAGTATTCTCATGAACCCAAATATATTCTTTTTCTAGTTGTTTTTTACTTATCACGTCTAATACGCTTTGGGTTGTGTGATTTTCTTCTTAAGTTCTTTTTTCTTGCTAAGAGTTTTTTTACTCTTGCTGAGAGTTCTGGAGACTCATTATCTTTCTCCACAGCCTCTTCTAGTGCTTTCTTTATTTCGTTAGCCATTCTATTGCCTTCTGTTTTGTTGTAAATATTTCATGTGTAGCTCCTACAAGATGCCACATTCCTCTTTTTTCATAAAGTTCCCATCCTTCTGGTACTTCTTTCTTAACCACCTTTTTCATCTTAGGTGCTTTTGTTATATCTTTTTTACTGTAATTCATTTCCATAATTATCTCCTAATGCATTGAAAGCATAGTGCCTACAATACCTGCTAAAGTAACAATCAGAAACCCTGCACTTGATAATATTATAGTTTCTATTTTAGAGTTTTGGTCATCGATTCCATTAAATCTTTTCTCTGCTCCTCTCTCCATATGTTCTAAATTATTAAATACCGTTTTCCATCGTTCAGCACAAATAGCTTCGTGTTTTGCGAGTTCTGCAGCTACCTGCTCTACTTCCATGTTATTCCCCTTTATTGCTTGTGGAACTTTCCACATCTTTATCCAAATTATATCAAAAATTATACCTGGTGTCAAGTACTATTTTCGTATGGTATAGATTTTAACTGGTTCCGACTTGCCTTTTACAGTTACCTCGTCTAAAAACTCGTATTCATAACCGTCTACTAAACTGTGTTCAGATATAATTAAGTCTGCATCGTAATTCTTACAACTAGATTCTAGCCTAGCAGCCAGATTAACAGCATCGCCGAGAACACTGTAGTCAAAGCGTGTAGTACTACCAAAGTTACCCACCACGCACGGCCCGGAATTGATCCCAGCACCTGTATTAATTTGATCAAGGCCTTCCTCTCGAAGTGTTTCATTTAATTTCTCCAAAGCTATTCTCATTTCAATAGCCGCTTTTGTTGCATTCTCTATATGATTCTCGTCAGGAAGCGGAGCTCCCCAAAAAGCCATGATGCAATCTCCCATGTATTTATCTATTGTACCACCGTGCTTGAGAATTATCTCGGTTTGGTTATCGAGAAAACGATTTATCAGACTTGTAAGTCCTTGTGGATTTTTTTGATATTTTTCTGAAATCGGTGTAAATCCTCTGATGTCAGAAAAAAGAAAAGTTAGTTGTTCGGTCGACCCGCCGAGTCTCAGTAATGATGGGTCTTCCTGTAATTTTTTTACTAAGTCTGGACTTACGTACGTCCCAAATTGTTGTTTGATTCGGAGTTTCTGACGATACTCGGAAAGGAAACTCAGGAAAGTATGATAGCCCCAATAAAGAACCGAGATAACTACGACACCATTAAGGTTAAGTAAGTAGGAAGATTTATAGGCATATCCCATTCCATACATAGCACCTGCTATAACTAGTAGTAAAGCTAGTACAGAAAGATAGACTCTAGAGACCGTAAGAGCCAGTAAGGCGAGGCCAAGTATACTGTAGGCAAGCTGAGCAGAAAGAGTCCAGGTCGGTGCAGAAGGCGCAGTACCGTTGATAAGATTGTGTAATATATTTGCTTGAATTTCATGTGGGTATTTAGCCCCCGCAGGGGTCGGCACAGGGTTTGTTACACCCTCTGCAGTCGTGCCGATGATTACAAAAGGTGCATCAATCGGTTCTTTTAAATATTCTAGTAAGCTCTGTTTGTAAAAGTTCGTGTTCCAATTTAGAAAGATACGACCATTCGCATCTGTATTCATAAGTGGATAGTTTGGTATTCTAACCCATAAAACGCCTTCGGGTGTTGTTTTTAGCTGGTACGAAGGATCGTTTACTGCGACTCTTAAGAGTTCCAAGGCGAAACTCGGGTAGAGTTTTGACCCTACGTTTACGACTAGGGGAATACGACGAGTAACCCCGTCTATTTCCGGTGTAGCGGTTACTACTCCTATTCCCTTTATTTTTGACTCCAGCGTGGGTTCTGTAGGTATAATTCCTGGGTACTCGTATAGCCATGGTAATGGATCCTCTCCTAATTGCGCAGTTCCTACATGAGGAGCTTTTGTGTTGCGCACTTGTGTTGACGCCGCGTAGGCTAACACTGTTGGTTTTACTTCGAGTCTTCGTACAAAATAATCATCTTGCATTGGTCCTCGTAAATCTTTGTTTGGCATTAATACTGTAATGCCTGGAACTGCCTGAGTCTGCATGATAGCATCCCCGTAGACACTTCTTGGTAATGGCCATCCTCCATAAGCGTTGACTGTTTCTTCATCAATGTCAACTATGAGAATGTTCTCGTTTTGTACTACTTCTGTATTCATAATTAAGTAGTCAAATGTTTTAAGTTCTAAAATCTGAAAAGGGTAGGGATTCCAAATTAGGAGTCCTAGCATAAGTGCTGCTGTTATTATCTTTTGGTACATCTTGTTTTTGCCTTGTTTAATAGATTAAAGTTATTAACCACTACTGCAGTTCCTAATATATTTACAAAATCTATCTCTGTTCTTGTGTATAATCCTTCGTTTTGTACCATCCAGTAAGGAGCCAAAAATAGAGTCTTGTGAGTAATCATGCGTGCTACGGATGGATTCTCTCCTAGTAATGGATTACCTTCTTTAATACAATCATACTTTAGTCCTCTGTGAGTAGAGTAAACATCTAATACTTGTATACTCCAGAATACATACCACTGTGCAGGAAGAGTTTCATCTTTCCACTGTAAATCTTTGAATATTCTACTTTCTTCTTCGTAGGCTCTTATTAAAGCTGCGTCAGCTTCAACCTGAGCTCTGTCGAATCCGAATACTGGAGTTGTCGCCAGAATTAAGAATAATGTTATAGCTTTTACCATCTTGTTCAATTATTATATTATAGCTTGTCTCACCGTTGAGGTCTAGTTGTACTGATTGGACAACGCTACGAATTATAGTAATCTTTTCTGCG